AATTTGTCATGTTCTGGATCTCAATCTCAAACTTCGTTCCCTTGGAACAGGCATGATGATTAAACATCAACCAATGTCCCTTCACAAAGACTCCACAAACGCGAACAGTGCGGCTCACATCAAGAGCACGCACACTCAAGCGGACGCAATTGTCAGCCAAGCGATCACGGATTGTTTCCGGAGTCGCTCCTGTCAAACTCTGCGCTGCTAGAGGCACATCGAATCGATTCAGCTCAATAGTGGGATTGTACCACACATTTTGTGCTTCCTCTTTTCTCATTTGTGCTTCAGTTGTACCAAACACGTTTCCCTGTGTTTCAAGAGGATCGTCTGGCAATTCAACCGCTTCGCAATTTTCCACCTCTTCCTTTGGAAGTGGAGATGTGGGGCGTGGGGGTGCTGGTTTGGTTTCACCGAAAGTCCACTCCCAGGCATACTTCGATGCTCGGTAAGTGATATACAGTGAGGTAACAGCACGCAGTCCTTTCAAAAATTGCCGGAAAGTGACAGCATAAACCCGGTCTTCGCCGTTCTCAAAGAAGAAACCGCGGATTCGGATCTGTGCTTTCGCATCCAGCAAATTGCCAACTTCCATCATGAACCAACCCATGATGCGCAAACGTGCGACGTAGTACATGCATCCCCAAGAAAGCATGTTCAACATGAAGTTGACGAAGAAGTTGCCTAACCACTCGACGAAACACATGCGAAACCACCATAGCACTAGGCCCGGAATGGTCACATCTGCCTGCAAGCAGTCGCACTTGCCAACACTATAGCACAATCGGCACACTGTGAGCTCCTTCATTTGTTGATCACACAAGGTAGCCTTGGCTTGGTGTTGCTCATGTTGCACTGTCGCTTTCGCGAACTCACGCAAGAACTCCTCCATACTTGTGAAAACTTTGACGGTCTTCAATTTCGCGTCGGTTTTGTTCCTGTGCATGAGTGGCTCGACTTCTTGGAGAGTGATCTCCCAGTAATCGGGGAACTTTTCATCAATGGGGGGAAGCTTCTTCGGGTCAATGAACAACTTGTTCTCGGCCGCAAACTCCTCCTTAGGACGAATGTGCACAACAAACGGCAATCTTCTTCGCACCGCCAGTGGGCATGAGAAAAACTCAGCAGCATTCAAGTGTGGCACATTGGATGTAGCCAACACAAGTTTTGCCATCACCGGCGTTTTGCCCTTGTCCTCAACCGCCGCCTGCGGAGGGATATAGGGCACATTGTTGATGACATTGATGATGTCACGCACAGTCGGATCCACCTCAGGACACTTGGTCGGGTCCAACAGGGCGATATCGTCCATGCGAATGCACCACATGCTTGGATCGAAGTTGCTCCAATATTCATCCATCGGGCTTCTCGCAAACATGTAATGGTCATCAACATCCAAGCCGTGCAATTTGCCATAGTAATAAAACATGGCCTTGGTGAACGTAGACTTGGCAACACTGGATCCTCCATAAAGAAGAACTCCAAATGGTGCCTTACGTTCTTTTTGAGCAGCACGCTTGGTCAGATCCAAATTCTTCAGGAGCTTGAGGTTGCACAACTTCTTGTTCATCGCACTCATCTCAGGCAGATTCGATTTCTTCATAAACCGCACATATGCCTCTCCTTTCTCAATGGAAGCATTCAGATCGGAAGTGAAAGCAAAATAGGTAGTACCCAGTGCCTCCAGATTGGAAGTGAAATTTCCAAGCCCCAACAAGCGATCCGCTTCGCGAAACCACGATGTATAGGCCGCTTCTGTATGGACAAGACTCATCCAATCTCCAGTCACACGATACGCGCTGATGCGTTCGCAGA